TAAAGTCAGAGAATGAGCCAATCAGATACTTACCGACTACCTCGGAAACCTCAATCGGCTCTGGACCAACAGTGTACCTCACGCCGTCATAAGTGGTCGTGAAGCTCGAATCTCTTTCGCCGCTTTGCTGTCTAACCTTTATTCTCAGCCACATCTTCCTTCACCTCTACCTTCTCAGCATCCCTGATACGCCTGAGACATTCAAGGGCTGTTTCAGGCGGTGCCTTGACAGCATCATAAGCTCTCTTCATCCGAGCATACTCAGCGCTATCCAGTAAGACGTGAGCATTCGCCCCTCTTATCTTGTCAGCCAGGTCCTTCATCTCAAAGGATTCCGGCACACTCAACCTGAGTTCCGGATTGAACAGCATACCGGCCAGTGAGCCCTTGACATCGAAATCATCGGCGACCTTCACCGGTCTACCTTTCACTATGACCAGCCGTCCGGTATCCTCATCCACCTTGTCCACCATGACCTCATAGTCCCGGACATCGACCTTGTGCATTGTGCCTTTTGCAGCTTCTCTAACTGCCTGTTTTTCTGCTTTGAGCTCTTTCTTCTTTACGCTCATTTCATACCTCCTTAATATGATAGCTAGCAGTGATTAGGCTCGCCGCCAAGCCTTTAACTCTAGGCAGTTTCCCAGAATCTGATATATCTAGTGGCTGAGCCTATCTTTATCTTAATTGCGCCTGTGCCTGTGCCGCTCGCTACACAAGGCCCCTCATCTGCGCCACCTATAGAAGGGAAGAAAAAGGCGTTTTGAGGTCCTTCATTATCGTTAGTTTGGTTGCCCATGGCAATCCCAACTATCGGGAGAGGAGTACCAGCAATTCTGATACCCTCAGCAAGCCCAGAACCTAATGCAGCTCCAGCAGTGGTTCTAATTTCAAGACCGACAGCTCCTGCTGGCATACCAACTCCCTCCATAGATAAGATTATGCCCCGCAGACTACCAGTCATTGCGCTGGAGTAAGCCCTCATCACCAGCCCCAACACTGCGGACTCCCCACCTACGGCAACGGCGGCTGTATAGTCCACCTCGCCCTGCATACAGTAGGCATCTAAGATATTTTTATTAACCACTACATTCCAGTCGGAACACTTCAAACGCAATGCCGCCATATTGGCAAAGGCATGAGTAATCAGCATGTATGAAAGGTTCACTGTTGAAGAAGTTGGCGCAGTCCCGATAATATTCAAGTTCATTTGAATCGGGTCTAGGTTGTAGTCTGCTGATGCTGCCATACTCAGGTCTTTTGCGGTTGCACGAGTGCCGTATGACCAGATGTAGTTGGTGCGATTTAAGTCAGGAACAAGTGTCGGGTTAAACGAAATACCAGTAGTGCTAGTTGATGTGATTTTACCTGCTATACCAAGTGTGCTACTCATAGTGACAGCACCACCAAACAAAGAACCACCAGCCCCAATTTCAAGGGAATATGGGGCTGTCATAGTAACTGAACCACCAGCCGTAGGTGCGCCAGCAATATAGACTGTTGAAGCCTTGCTAACCGTTGCAGCACTACCAGCAAACACTGGAGCAGCTACATATAACCCCATGCCATTTAGAACAGTAACTGTTGCTGTTCCTGAGAATGTGGTAGTCCCTACCGTAATGTAGACACCATATCTACTATTATCTGTCGCCGAAGCGATTGTAACAGCAGGGGTAGTTAGCCCGATGGGAGTAACAGCAGTAACAGTATTCCGTGTATCTACTGCAACTATTTTGGTAGTTGCATCATAGACCTCAAGAGCAGATTGTGTATTTGCTTTTATGATTATGTCCGAAGCTGCTGAGTTCATACCGAGAATTGTACCAATATAAACAGCACCTGCCACACCCAAACCACCCGCAATTATCACAGCACCTGTCGTAGTGCTTGTTGAGTCGGTAGCCAATGAACTCTGAATCAGATATTCGGTAGTATACGTGCCTTGAACCGTCGACAGTGGAATATAGAACGCTGTCCTTACCCCGGCGGTTTCATTCACCGCAATCTGGAGCGCGTGATTATAGAATAGCTTACCCGACCCGATTGTCGGAGTTGTCGCGGCAGGAGCATGACCAACCTCAAACAGGATATTACTCCCAACGCCAGTACCAGCTCCGCCGACTGTTTCTGAGAATACTAGGTAAGGTACAGTGGCAAAGCTACAAGTCAATCCTGTCGTGGGTTGCGGCAACGATTGAATGTAAACAATCGCATTGGGTGTTACCGTGCTCGTTGCTAGTATCTCAGCATTTAGAGCACAAGTTAAACCAGTTCCTGGCCCAGAGGCAGATTGAAGTCTTACTGCCGCATGAACACCAGTTGCCGATACTACTGCTCCAGTGGCAGTAACCGTTACTCTACCTCTAACACCTACCAAGTTACCAGAAGTCCAGCTAACATCAGCCGTAACCAGACCGAATAGAGCATTGGCCGCTGCTGTTGGGGATGTTACCGTGGCGGCAATGCCATTGTTAAAATTCAATACCGCACTGGATGTCAATACTAGATTAGTCCCATCCCAGTACAGAGTAACGTCCTGGTCATCACCAAAACACAGCTTCTTATTGTCCGCCAACCGGACCTTGTCAAATACGTGTGTCCCATGCCACCTAATCATTTTAGTTTTCCTCCTCCACCACTAATTTCCGCCTCCCGGCGGATTTGATTACTATGTAAGTGCTACATCATCATTAGCGATAATCTTCCAGACTAGGCCAGTCGCATTAACGCCAGCTAGCAAAATCGCCAAGTCGCCAGCCGTACCGAAGGTCATTATAGTATTGCCGGCAACATTAAATGCCTCTGAGACTGTTATAGCCCTAGTGCCAGACCCCGCTACAGAATAAGCATAAATCTTCAACTCCTGTCCACGGAATGCAGGGGCAGCCAGTGTGTTCGCCTCAACTGCATTAGCGATAACGAGCGGCACCTGGCCACTCTTATCAATCGGAATCGCCAGCCCGGTGCCGGGGTCAGTAATGAGATTATCTTCTACTCGCTTATGAACGACACGACCCTTCGTTTTTTCCATTACTTCTTAGCTCCTGCCCTTGCCTTAGCTTCTCGAACCACTCTCTTCGGATCCCGAGCAAATGCTGGAGCTGCCATCAGGACCGGCTCTGCCTTGATTTCCCGAGCTACCTCTTCTACTTTCGGCAACTCTTCCTGAACCTTACCGGGCAGAGCGGTTCCAGCAATGCGAATGAACTTCGCCCTGGCAAGAGACCCAATCTTCGGAGACTCATCTGGAATCTCCATAGTATCGCCCCTCACCAATTCTTGCCCCGCCCAGGTGAAAGACTTCAATACATCGAACCTCAATTTACACCTCCTCTAGTTTTAACTGTAGGGATTGCTTCAGTTCCCTAACTTCGGCATTGAGATGTCGCACCTGCCATTCAAGAGTTCGAATCCGTTGTTCTACCTCTTTTTGACCTACTGTTTCTAGCTACGCGATAGGTCACGCCACAGCGGCGAGAATCTCGTATCCACAGTCGGTGCTGGTTATCTTCTGGTCAAAGGCATGGTCGGCTAGGAGCACATCCCGGTTGCGCAGCTCATCAGGCACCCTCTTGATGGGTATGGTAAAGCCGCTCTGCTTCCAGGAGAATGTATACCCGGCTGATGGAGTCCTGAGACTTGGCGTCTTGGTGATATAAGCTACAAGTACGCGCTTTGGCCAGATATACCCACCGCTAAACGCTACGCCCTCGGCAGAAGCGTTAACAATGGCGTCTCCAACCAGGAGTTGCTCGATACCATCAAAGACCTTGGCCACCATATCTTTAGTCAGGATGGCCTTCTCAGTATGCTTGTAAATATCGAGAATGTCGGGATGCCACTTTAGCTTATCCCAGACCTCTGCGCCCATCAACAGCACATTGGGATTGCGACCGATGAGTTTCTTAACAGCTTCGCGTGCTGTCTCAATATTGCTGATGGGATCGCTATTGGCGTAATCACTCCACTGGCTAGTACCAGATAGAGTGGTAGAGCTGGCCCAAGCAGTGCTGGTAGCAAATATCTTGGCTGCCAGGGCTACCTCCCGGTCCAGAGCAAACTGGTCTGCCAGCCATTCGGCACCGTCTGCCTCCAGGTCGATGCCTGCATCCTGGTTATCGCTGGTCTCCCTCGGTAGAGGAAAACTCAAACCTTTATTGATGCAGACATATTGCTCAGCACTGACCTCCAGACCTCCTTCTGGGTACTTGCCACCCGGGCCTCTCCGTTCCACACTGTTGCGGAACCAGAAATCCTTGGTGAACTTGAAGTAATAATCGGACTGCTTATCCACATTGACAAGCGGGAAAACCTTGTCTGCCACATAGTTATCGTTCTTGTACGCCATTGAGATATTACTAAGAGCAGTATCGATGTGAACTGATTGCGGTATTGGCTGCGCCACGTATTATACCTATCCTCCTCCTCTTAAAATTTGTTCCACTTGTTCAATTACCTCCGTTAGGCCAGCGTCCCTAGAAAACCGCCTACACAAAGTTTTACTGGATGGAGACCGAGCGTAGTGGTCGTCTCCAGAGTAAAGCCAAGAAGCCAGTCACCGGATGTAGCTGTAACGGCGTGCCCGCTAGCATCGGCTGTTACAGGTACTCCTGGAGCAAGTACACCAGTGAATATCACCTTGGCAACACCTTCGACCCTTACCACAGCTTCCTGGTCGACTGCCTCTGGGCTATTCTGAAGTACCCCAAGCATTGGTTGGGCAGTAGTGTGTCCAGCAGTTGCTATAATCACACGACCAGCTGTATCCAAAGTCACAATGTGGAACTGGCATGTTCCTAGTGCTCCTAGCACTCCCAGCGCTGCACTAGCTTTCAGGGTGATTTCAGGTCCGTCTGTATTGTTTCCCATTTAATTCACCTCCTCCTTATTTGGCCTCGGCAGTTACTATCCTGCGCTTGGCCATGAAATCTCGGTACAATTTCGGTTCGGACTTACGTAGTGCGGCGAAAGCGGTCGGCTCGTCTACGCCTTCCTTATCCATGTAGGCTTTCACCTTCTTGTTGAACTCATGCTCATCGCTACCATCGCCTTCTGCCGCCGTGCCCTTTACCTTAAACACCCCAGCAGCAATAAGCCGTTTATTCTGGTCCTGATATCGACCGAGAACAACCTTGGCGACATCCTCTCCGCCAGCCTCCTCCAGCTTTACCAGCTCTTCAGCCAGTTCATCCGGAGTACCACTGATTGCCTTGAGTTCGCCGGCAATATCCTTGTAATGCGCCTTCCTGCCATCCCTCTTCAGCTTCTTGTTATCAGTCTCCAGCTGGGCAACCCGGTCGGTAAACTTTTTCATTTCTGCCCCGCCACCTTCGGCCTTCGATTTCAGAGCATTGATAGCCGAGACTATCTCAGCCATACCAGCCCCTTCAGACAATCCCAGAGCCGACAGGATTGCTTTTAGATCCGGACCAGCCGGTGGCTCCTGCAGTTTCTTGATGGCAGCCATGACACCTTCGTCATTGGCTTTTTCATCAAGACTCAGCATCTTTAAGATTTCCTTGTTCATAACTTCCTCCTCCTTCTTTTTTGGATTAACATTCAGCTCAGTCTCGACATCACTGAGCATCTCTGGTAAATCAGTAAGACTCAATCCCTTGGACTTACGCCGTATCATGGCACATACCTTCGCGGCTGTCTCCTCATTGCCATACCGGTCTGTCTGTTCTCTCATGCACTGGTCCCAAGGATAGGCTTCAAAAACATCTCCCTCCTCTGCATACTTCTTCTCGAACATCTTATTTACCTTCTGTTGCAGCTCCTTCCACATAGCCCTGATGATGCCAACTCCAGCACGACCTTTCATCACCGTATCAATCGATTTATCAATATCTGATAGCGCCGGCCTTAGTTCTTCGTAAGTCACCTCTTCACTATTCAGGGCAAACTCGATGACCGAATCCGGCTTATTCACTACCATATAAACGGCTGCCGTCTCAAGTCCGGATTCCTTTACTGCCGGCAGTTCAGCTCCTAACAGGGCCAGGCCAGTCAACACCTTCGGATATGTCTTACCCTTATCCTGATAGTCAAACATAATCTCAGCGCTAACCTTCTTATAACTCTTACTCTCAATCAGATCAGCTATCGGCTCCGGCACATCCGTCAAATCGGCGTACATAACATCGCCAGATACCCTGAGATTATCCACCCAGCCAAAAGCCATGATACCATTGCCGGCTTCACCTTTAATCAGCTCTGGCTCAATTCCCATCTTCAAAGCCAGTGCCTTGTTGAACTCGTCGCTGGTATGACCAATCTTGACCGGGGGATCAACCCTACCAGACAGAGCCTTAAAAGCAGATACCATGTCGTCCATGTCCTTGACTGTATACTTATCTCCGTTATGAGTGCCTATGGCAAATATCGGGACTCCATAGACCGTCCTGGTACCCATCTTTTGGTTGGCTTGGTGCATCCACCCCTGTTTCATCCTTATCCATCCTAGAGCTGAAGCAGCCTCATCAGCAAAAGCAATAGCCTTCACCTCATCCTTCTCCTTGGTCATAAACACATCAAATGCCTGCCAGAATTTACCAGCTACATCTACGGGCAGCCCTTGTGTCATCTCGCCGGGCCATTTACCTGTAGTCTGGTGCTCCAACCAAGCGCACAGTGCTTCGGGGTTTTTAGCGTCTTGATGGTCAGCCACGCAACTTTTGAAATCTGGATATCCAGCAAAACTCATTAGATTGCCTCCAATACTTCACCAACATTGGACTTGGTAACTCTAAGTGTGGTCCATCCTTGACCAAATAGCTCTAACTTATTACGGCTTTCAGTTGCTACAGCCATTTCTCTCCAAAACAAAGAACCCGGCTTTTGTGCCGGGTTCATAGACCTCTGACAGAATCGGGGCTCTTTGCCCTCTTTTTTATTACATCTTATAACATATTACTTATAATCATAGCACTGCAATATAAATCTTGTCAAGTGTTAGAAGTAGAATAACACAAAGGGGACTAATTGTCAAGCCCCTTTCTTAACTAATTTCGGATAGACTATCACAAGACCTTGCTGCGGAATGACTAATTTAGATTGACTGCGTAATCGCCATGGACCAGAGGGCTGAACTGGCTGTGGTTTAGGGCAGACATCATGCTCATAAACATCGCTAATACTGTGTAGAGTGCCGCCGGGCTGCCCGCATTTACGGCAAACAATAAAATGGGCAACCATTTCTATTTCCCTCCTATCGGCATCTTATGGGGCAAATCGAGAGTAGCTCCACAGCGTGAACAGTCCAGGGCTACAGCTACGGCACCATAGACCCTAACTGCCTTGTTACCGTTCATTATCTCAAGCACGCCATCCTTAGACTTGGCTAACAGTTTTCCGCATCTTTTACAGCGAATATCGGTTTCGCTCATAATTCCTCCTATCAAAATTACCTTCATTGCTTAATTTAGCATTACAATTTATACAGCGCTGGTGCGTTCCCGATTCATAACACTTCTTCGGCACCCAACGTTCTTTACCACAATCAATACAGGCCTCCCAGATAAATAGTTCACCACCTTTTAGTCCACGCTTTCTACCTGAGATTATATCCCCGATATTAGGCATATATTCCTCCTATGCGATATGGTCCCATCCGCCACTATCATTCTGCACTTCGATGGAACAGCGACACCGACCCAAGCAAGTCACGCTTCCAGCCGGCACAGTCGGCATGGAGGCCCAGCTATCATATTCACCTGCCAAGTCCGGGCAACCATAGTGAAACTCAGACTTCTTGCAGTGCTCGGCCGCCGGGTCCAGTACCCACCTGACACGTCTTGGCGGAAGACCTCGTTCTTCTCTGCTCTTACCCAAATCGGCTTCTCGCAAACCAGCCCCAGCAAAAATACTCTGCCAGAAAGCGCCGGCGTATCCAGACGGCTCAGTTCTCATAGATTCAAGCAATCCCAGTAGAGCTACACCGTCTAACTGGTATTCGTGCTTCGCCTCGAGATCATCCAGATGGCTGACTATCTTCTCCCTAATTCTCGGTATCAGACTTTCATCGACAAACTTATCATTCGTCTTGACCTGCTCATTGACCAGCTTATTACCCTGTTTATCCAGCGGGCCTTTATATCCTAACCTGACCGCCTCATCTATATGCTTAGCAGCAGCCGCCTTCAAGTCTCTAGCCAACGCCAAGAGCTGTTTATCCACTTCTTTGACCAATCCCCTCCGTTCACCTTCAGAGGCAGACAAAATGGCTTTCTGGGCTCTCTGGGACCACTTGTCATAAATATGCGTTAGGAGTCCCTGATACTCATTAGTGGCTCTGCCGGGCTTCGTTGTCGCCCTTCGACCCTTGATACCAGCTACCTCAGTATAACTACCCACCTCTACGACATCTTGTGATTGTTCTGACCACCTTTCCGGCACCGTGCCATTCTCTACCTTGCGCTCCTCAACAACCTGGTGACTCTCAGACTCAGCCTTCCATTCCTTATAGCATTTATCGCAGAACCAAGCTCTTGCGTTTCCCTCAGCCCAGAGGACTTCAACTGATGGTGCAGCGCTACAATTCATACACTGGTCACGGCGCTTCTTACCTATCGCGGTCGGGATATGCACTGAGCCAGGGTCAGGCTGGGCAAACTGACCGCCAAGTATAACTTTCTCTCGTTTATTACCTAAGCAAACATCAACATGGTCAACAACCATCTCCCCATCGGCAACAACATCAGGAGCCTTTTCACCTTGCTGCAGATACTGTAGCGTGATATGTGGTTGATATTTATAATCCTTCGAATATCCTAAATTGGCAAGGTCAAACGCCTTAGCCAATACAGACCGAAACTTTAACAATTCAGGGGACCCAACATAAGCTACGAACGGTGTTAGCCCCTCTTTGTTTACAGGGAAATTGCCAACCCCTGCAACTGCCACCTTGAACGGCTGAGTATTATCACAGACAGCCTTCGTGACCTTCATAATACTGCCGACATGAGCTTCGTCCATATCCTCGCCGTGGTAAGTCAACGTAATATGTAGATCATCGGGAGGCAATCCACCTTCTATGGCCAGTTTATTAGCCAGGCTTGCCTCAATAGGCACATCTACCATACATGAGCGATCGGATACATACTCAGACCTCGGAATAGAAAACTTCCTATTGACCTCTCTCGGCTTAATCATCCAGCCACCGTCTGCCGTCTGATACCATTCATAGTTCAGAAATTGCGGGCCTAACGGTCCAGGTGGCTGCGGCTGATTTCTTGGGCCTACTCCTAATCCTTCCGGTCGGTCAGGCAATCCAGCCACTGCCCTCAAATAATCCTCTAGCTTCTCATCCGGCGTCAGCAGTTGAGCTGCCACCATCGCCTGCGCCGACTGCACCACCTTGGCTACATCCTTACTGCCAGGGTCAGCCCATTCAATAATCGGCATCCCTGAAGCGCCGGCAAGCATCCCCGGATTCATCGAAAACAGGAGCGGAACTAATTGCTGATTCCAGCACTCCTCTAATTCGTGCTGTATCGATTTCAAAGCCAAACTAAAGAAATCCTGAGAGCCTTCTACCAGTGCCTGTGTGCCGACCTGCTGCATACCCAACATCAAGAACTGGGCAAAAAACCTCATCAGGATTATCTTATTCAGGTCGTTGATGATTGCCCGAACATCGTACTGCTTCGAGCCAGGTGAGCCGAGAAGCTCAAACTTCCAACCGGGAGAATTGGCTTCAGGAGTCGGCGGAGCCGGTATGACTAGACCAGCTTCCTCATCTAATCTGAGATTGCGGATGAGCGTTTCGGCTGCTGCCTTATCAGCATCGGTAGCACCGTATGGCAGATGGAAAACAGGTAGACCGCATAGGTCGCGTTCGGCTCCTATTGCCTCAATCACTTCGAGATTCTTTCTAGTATACCAGGCTCGATACAGCGACCTTAACGGAGACGACCCTTCGGGAGACCTCTTCCTAGAGCGGAATGTAGCGTGGAGTAACTTCCAAGCCGGTATCGTAATCAGCTGACTGCTATTCGGGTCCTGCTGCACCATGGACTCGACCTTAAACTCCTCATCCATATTCCACTTATACAGCGTCTCCTGTCCCCTTGGGTCCAGAATATGCAAGCCAATCTTGCCATCAGTATACTGCGAAGGCGGACTGCCTTCAGGACCCATCCTCTTCTTGAACACCATCTCCGAAGCTGACCAGCCCCAGACCATCATCGACAAAACATCCAGAACGTGCTGCCTCCAACTATACTTTGTCATATCATTCATACAAGTTTCGAGGAACTCGGCATTATCCTTGTCTTTTTGTGATTCACCCGCCGGAGTCGTCTCAAACTCGGCTGCTAACAAGGGCATCCACATCGAATCCAAAAGAGTGCCGATAACAGCATCGTCCTGCATTTCCTTGAAAACCTTGGCCTTGCGAGTTCCCTTCAGAGATGTTAGATACTCTTCGCCTAAGACACCACTCCAAATTGACAAGCCGGTCACGCCAATCGTAATTCCTGAGTTACTTTTAGTTACCATCTCCCACCCCCTATTTTCACTTTACGCTTATCAAATTGCAATATCCCCTCAGTCATACCCCACCTCCATTTAACTCATGCTATTTTTTATAATCTCGACTTCAATTAAAAGATTTTGGCAAGCATCATTCGCTTTTGATAATGCCTCAACAAAAATTATTCTTGCCGATTCATAATTCTCGCCAGCCTTCAAAACATTATTCTCACAATCACTCAGTTGTTTTATTGCCTCAAGTAATCCCACTGCCACTCCTTCGCCTTGCTTATTATTAGCCTTTTGGGCCTGTTATGTCAATGCTCTTCTGCCCAAACACATCCAGCACAGCCTGCCGATAGCCGCGGGTATACGACGCCAACTCAATGTATTCCTGCTGCCAATCAATCGATAACTCAGGACTGTCTTTATTCACTTTAGGCTTTGGGACTGGAACTGCAGGGACAATAGAACCTCCGGCAGCAACAATATCAGCAGCCCACTTCTTCTTTATCGTACACCAGCCCGATGCAGATATACCCCACTTCTCCAGCATAGCAACAGAACCTAGCTTGATAAAATCAGCTATAATCTCTGCCTTGTGAGACTCAATATCCCTGTGCTTCTGGTGCATATTGCCACCCTTTTTCTTTTGCTCAGGAACCATCTTATATTCCTCCTTCATACCATTTATTTGCCTATTTCTAATAACCACATCTTTGAGCACTGACCTAGCATCAATAGGCTCTTTCTCGCGCTCTTTTTCAATTCGCTCCCTGTTTTTCTTGGCTTCATCTACATCAACAAAAGCCTCACTCATGCCTCATCTCTTCTCCATATAGACTGCTTGCCAACGCCTGTCAATCCTTCAGTGCCAGTCACCACATGAATCCTTGCCCAATTCAAAAATTGTGTTACGCTATCCACAATATCATCGTGAGTACCTTTGGGGAATGTCTCAAACTCATGCTCGAATACCGCACGCCAAGGCACATGTTCAGGAAGGAAAACCTTGCCCGCCTCGAAAAGTGGAGTTACAGCATTTGCCCGGGCTACTTTGTCCCTATCTACTGGCACGGCAATGACAGGTATTCTTGTGTTTGACCGAAGCTCTTGCAAAAGGCTTTGGCCACACCAAGCCGGCTTGCCATTTCGCCTAACATAAACAATACCATTCGGAACACTAACACAATGAATCATCCCGACATAATATACCTCATCAGCAGAAAAAGACATCGCACGGCTCCTACGTAAACCTATTTTGTAGACTTGCCTAAAGTTCTCCGGCGGGGTGCTCAACTTGTTACGACCTATAAGGACTGGCTTCGACGGTCGCTTCTTCTTATATGTGCTTGCCGAAAAGCCCATCTTTTGCGCTATCTCCACCAACTGTCCAGCTATACGCGGACTAACCGTAGTAATGTCTCGCAGATTTTGGCCGCCATCACCAAGCATATAATAATCCCAAAATAGGCTTAATTGCTGGGGGGTTGCATTTATAATCTCATCAGGAACATACTTGTCATAGGCATCATTGCCAAATTGAGCTACGTATTCAGCTAATCCGAGACTACAAATTATAAACCCATCATTATCATAATGAACCTCCCGCTTTATAATGGAAGACAGCATTGTCTGAAATGCCCTAAAAGCTTTTGTATTCTGCTTACGTTGCGAGATAAACACATCATAATTCCTATTTGCAAAGTCAATCCGATACCACCCTTCAGATAGATACATTCCCATAAAAGCACAATACTCATCTCCAGTCATAAAAATTGGCTTTATCTCCCTCGGTGAAATCCTCCGCCCCAGCGTATCGAGTCTTTTACCGTATCTATTAGCCATTATAGCTTTGTCAGCATGAAATACTTTATCTCCAATTTCAACGCCATGCCATATTGATATCATTGGAATTGAAATATGAGAACCAGACTTATAACCGACCAGTTCGTTTGCCTCGACAATCACATCGCCTTTACGATAACTGTTACCGCCCAGCTTCCTAGGAAGGCTAGTAACTAGCATACGGTGGTCAGGAGTCACCAACAAATCTATCGGTCGGCTATGGAAATGAATCATTGGACCAGCATAATCTTTATCAAGCCTTGCTGTTGCCTTCTGCCATTCAAACTCTGTAGTGACGATATTACGAGTCGCAAACTCATCAGAATCTATATTTACATTTGGGAAGCAGAGCCAGCCACGCTTGGTTAGAATCTCAGTATCTGATGAATAACACTGGCCAGAGGCTGCATCCTCAATCAACACAGCCATAGGACGATACTGCTCATAAACCGCATTTGCTGCCCGCTTCAGTTCCGGGAAGCCAACTCGATTGCGGTACATATCAACAAGATAAAAGCCATTCGCCAATACATTCCAAGTCGTTCCGACTGAGTAATCGTTCGAGGTTTTCTCCTTGAATCCAGTATCCCATGACTGAACTACACCAGTTACCGGCATATTTCTTTCACCTTCCAGTTGCCAAGGAGCTTCACCTTGCTTCCAATACCGCCACCATTGCCTTTCAAATATACCGCCCGCCATTGAAGCCACATTGCGCTGAAACATCATCTCAAAGCCCCGGAATCCTAAATCGTTCAGGCGTTCATTTAAGGCATCGAGAGTCCAAAATCCAGGGTATGTCAATTCGCCATCGGCGATGATCAATTTCCCATCCTGCTCGGTATAAAGCGGATTCTCTATTGCTGGAATACTCAAGACAACCCATCCATCTTTTTCAAATTCTGCCGCTGGGTCATTTTCATGCCAGCGCGTCATAATGGCAACAGCCCGCCCGCCCGGAACCAGACGGCTCATTGCCGTTGTCCTTATCCATTCCATCAACTTCTGCCGTTGGTATTCCGTGGCCATATTCTCAGCGTCGCAATTATGTGATACCATCAATGGACTGCAGTAACTAGATGCGTCAGCCACAGTCAAATTCACGACTTCGCGCTCATCTTTTATCATTTTTAAGGACTTAATTGGCACAAGCACCTGATTATTCCGAAAACAACCATAAACTCTCCGCGGGGCTTCCTTTGCCATCCCAGTTATTAAGGCAGATAAATCCGGACCACACCGTAACTTATATGCTCTATTATTAGACTTAAACGACGTACCAGACTGAATATATCCACCTATGCCCCCAAGAATGCCAAATCTCATTAACATCAATTGGACTTGGGCTAATAATTCGTATGAGATACTCGCAAAGGTAAAGCCACCTCTGACGGATTTATTCCCATCTCCCCGAAAATAACCTTTAATCAATTCAGCAAGATAACTAAGTGGTAAACCCAATACCCACATTGGGCATCTTTTCATGCCTTTCTTTCTGAATTGTCCCTGTAGCCATAAGCTTAACCGCTTATCAGTGATTATCACTGTGGTACTATTCCGCGGACCTGGGGTCCGTGTAGCCTTTCGGTTCAGCACACTCCGAGATATTTCCTCAATATCAATGGGCCACGATTCTTTAACATTAAAAGAGAAACGAACATAACCGCGACCAGAATCGCCCTTAGCTAACCAGTAACCAACTAGCCGCCAAAAGAGCGGGTGATTCAAATAATTTTTTTGTTCCAAACCTTTATGTTGACCAACACTCACCTTGACTTTGAGAATGTTCTCCCATTCATTATCCAAATCCGGTGATGATAATTGGGGGACAGGAAAAGAAAGATAATCATTTTTATTGAGGTCTCGAGCACAAACCCAATCGGCCGACTTTATCTTCTTACGCCGAAACTGCCCTCGACCAACAAGAAGTCGGTGTTCTGGTGTAACGATATAGGAGTCAGGACAATATACAGGGCGAATAGCCATACAGTCACGTACTCTGCGATGGCTGACTCTCGTAACTCGATGCAATTTTCCATCCTGACCCATAACACATTGACCTACCGAGACCTCGCCAGCAGCGGACAATCCACCTTCGGTCCAGATTGGCGTTTCAGAGTCAACACAGATATCATCAAAAACCACTTCCTGAACTGTACCGCCGAGAACTGGACCGCCCACACCAGTAGCTTGAAGGGTCGGGTCCTTGTCAGCCTCGTTCTTCCTTTTGATAAACCACTCATTCTCACCCCAACCCTTGTTTACATCAGGATTCACATTATAAAGGAAGCGATAGTTCTTGTTATAAGCTATCGTGTCACGGAGGGCTACGCTATATTTGTTTGCCTGCGTAGCAGTATTCGACACGTAGATGCAATGGTAACCTTCCGGGTCACTCCCAATGCGCCAGCCCAGATAATCACCAATCACAGGCGACTTGCCCCATTTCGGCGGGGCGATAATCAGAAGACGCTTAATCGACTGGTCCTCGAGAGCCTCTGCCCATATTAGCTGATGATAAGGCATACTGTAGCCGTGGACAAACCTGGTATGCCACCTTAGCCGGCTCTTTATGAGCTGCCGGTACTGTTCTATCTCTGGGGGCAATCCTGCCAATACTTCACTCACTACTCGAGATCAACTCCTTCTTAAACACCTGCAAACATCTAGTCTGTTTCATGTCTCTCCCTATTTGTTGGACATATTTAGACCGCCAGTTAATATGACCACGATGCTAAACAAGTCCACATTTCGCCCGACTAACTCCGAATTGTATTTGATTATGAAGTTCCTCAAGTCTAATTGGTCTATATGCCACATAGCCATCCCATTCTTTTGAGGTTTTTTGTCAGTGTGCCGACTAGCTTTTAGTGCACCTGAAATCAATCCATGACTGCACTTTTTTGTGGTCAACGCCGAGTATTTCGCCAACCTCTTTTTTAGTGTACCAACCATCCCTAAATCTGAGTCCCATTTTCAGGCGGGTGGCTTTAATCTTTACTGCATTGACTGAGCGGTGCAGTTTTTTGGCTATTGTGAATATCGAATAGCGGTGTACCAATTTTTCGAGCGACCTCAGTTCCCTATCTGTCCAATCAGGGCTTTTGTTCTGCAAAATCCCCATCCTGGCAGCCTGCCCCTTAACAGCATTAAAAGTAACACCAAGTTTATTTGCCAACCTGAACGCAGAAAGATTATGCCCGTCATAATCCCTACAAACTATACCTCGCTCCTCTTCTGTCCAGCGATGCTTATGAGAAGAACCGCCCTTTTTGCCTGCCTCAGATAATTCATTCCTGTTCATGGCTCTTTTTTAAGATGTTAAATATCTCAAGACTTACCCCCGCTCAAAGGATGGATTATATTCACTCTACCAAACGGAGGCAACATATCGATCTCTTTTTCAGGTCTATATGAGCGGACGAGCCTCATAGGATGCCGATACCATATTTCGCTACCATTCCTTCAACGTCGCCATAACTGCTCTAGGGATTTTGCTTCGGCTGTATTTCATACTCCTCGAGCACCTTCTTAACACCAACGATTTCATCAGTCTCCAAGAGCCTCTGCACTGTGACCATAGCAACTTTACTTACGGCTAATTCAATTATCACACTGGTTACATTCTCAGGCGCTATCTTCAGTATCTTGCATACCTCTATGCCAATTACAATACCCAAATGCTTACTCATCTCTTACCTCCTTACTTACCTACCTGTCTACTCAAACACACCAGCCACAAGGACCGAAGGATAATCCAGACTCAAGTTTTTGGGCTATCTGGCTATACTCGTTCTCTGTTATCCCATACTTTTTCAAGACTTCATCGGTAGCAGGTATGGGATCAAACCTCATATCTCCACAGCCGTACTCCTCAGCATTTTCTTGGTCATGGTCAGAACGCTCACCAAAATCTCTACAGGTAGCATCAATTCCATTTATCTTAAATATCCGTGTTTCACAAAAAGCCTCAAAAACCTCTAGTATTAATTCCATTTTCTACCTCCCTAATAAATCGGATAATCGTCTGCATCCAATTCTGGGACAACAACCTCTTGCAGGCGGTTACCCTTTTTTATCAATACCTTATCGCCCGGCTGATAATGCCTATTCGGGTCATATATTCTAGCTTTGACTGTCAAGCTAGAAACCTCTGAATTATCAACTGTTAGCCTCGAATAGCTTTGACTGTCAAGCTGGCGAACCTCAAACTTATCCTTGCCCTCTACAGTCACGACTAGCGGACCTGTCACCAAGAGGTCCGTCACAGCCTTGACTGTCATCCTCTGCAACTCTCTAAACTTGATTCTTGCCATCCTGACATCCCTGCTCTATTCGCTTTATCTCCCTGACTGTTTCAAGGAGAGTTCTCGCCGACTCTGGGGTGATGTTAATAGTCCTGGCATCGATAAGTGGCACCTGGGGCCGGGACTTCAATATCCCTAAATCCTGGGCTACCTGAACATACTGAGCTAGCGCGTGCAAGTACGTCTGCATAACACCATCATTGACAGCTAGAGGCATACCACCAAACAGCGTATCTTCCTGATTCAAGCCCCGGGCCACCCTGTCTTCACAGAGAGCAATCAGCCGACTCAAATGAGATATGATATCTACCTTGAAGTCCACTCCCTTGAGCTTCTGCTGAATAATAGTGGGCGGCAACACCGTGGCGGAATTCATCATGTGCTTATCACGCCACCTGCGGATAGCTGTTTCAGCCGGCACTCCATCGGCACCATATTTCTCCACCAAGTATTCATGCGTTGTCGGTACTGGCCAGCCACTGGCCAAGCAATCTCTCAGGTCAACAAAATGCTCATAGAGTTTGACGGTGCTTTTATCACGCACACGCCAATACTCTTCATCCTTTTTCCTATACTTCCGTGGCATCACTTTACTCCATGAAATATTGTCATATTAGACATCTAACCTCCTAGGGAATAATCACTGTGATATTTACAGCCGCCGTGTTCAAAACAAATATGCCCTTCATTTGGGCTATTGGTGTTGAAGCAAAAACCATAATCAAGGTCAAGCGCACCAAACCATTTGCACCATTCACATTGATGCGGTATCCATTGATTTTTATGGTCGTAGTCTGGTTGTTCCTTACCTGTTTCGTAAGAACGCCTTACCCATTCTTTAACACGACCCTTAACATATTTAGGTGTCATCCACTTCAGGTTATTTGGATATGCCCCACCACGACTTATTTCGGTATCATCAAATAGCTTCATTCTCTCTCCTAGATACTGACTAACTAAGACTTTGGCAATTCTCCCTCTTTAAGTTTGTGCCATTTTCTGATTTCCCAAAAGCCTAAACCGAAAAACCAATCATAGATATAAGCCACTGATTTCGCTTTGTGCCACCTGAAGCAGTAGAAACCTCGCCATTCGGGAAACCAATTTACAAATTGATACTTCTTGCCCATTGTCATATTAGCCTCTAACCTCATCACGCTCAACTTATAATTTTCCACCGATGCCCCGATATTCTCTTTCCTCATATTTTTTTATCCACTGGCAATTCATACAGAGGGTTTGATAACCTTCGGGATAGTCATTCTTTTTAAGCCAACGATACATCTTAGAGCCGTGTCCTGTAACTTCCCTATGAATAGTCCCTCCACCATTGATGTGGTCAATTGAGAGACAAGGAAACCTATTTTCACCACATTTCACACAGGCAAATACACCATTGCCATAATGAGTTAAAACCTCAACCTTCAACCTTTCGTGATACCTTTTAGTCGCTTCCCGATTAGCCATTCTATGTTTTTCTCTCCAAGTCACAAAGTAACTTTTACGCCTTTGGCAACTTGCCCTATTCCATTCCCTGACTTTATCTTTATTTTTTCTTTGGTATTCTAAATTTTGAGCAATAATTCTTTCTTTGTTTGCTAAGTAATATTCTCTCTTCATATTCTAAGTATAATACAACTAGAGAGAATAGTCAAATTAACCTCATCACGCTCTGGCTACACCTTATATTTAATTATTGGGGTATCATAACTAACATATAGAGGGTGTTTCGGTTGCCCATCTGCGTTTATCCCCAAGCAGTAAGGCTCTTTAATCATGGAGAGAACGACTGGTGCTCTCTTAGCTACTGGCTTGAAAGAACCCCATCCGCAAAGTTGCCTATTAGAAAGCATAACCATCTGTTTTAAGTAATAGTCGGTAAACTCTCCTACGGAATTGTCATTGTTCAGAAGAGCTTTCGGGTCAGTAGATACGAAAGCGTAAAGGTTGCCCATAAAAAACCCGCCAAAGCCGTTCCTATCCGCTCTGACTATTCCCCTAGTGATGGTCGGGTCATTCTTGAACTCGTTAGCGTCTGAGGGATTCAAGCCTACTTGTAATAGAATTGGTCGTGAAGGATTCCATACTCTCCATAGGGCATAGCGGTATTTCCTATCCTCTGAGAATATAGCACCTGTAGGTTTATCGGGTAACTCTAAATTCCAGTTCATCTCCCTCTCCCCTCTCCTACTAACTATTGACTGTTAAAGCAATCTGACCAAGACTACTAACGCTATCAAACATAAAACGACTATGCCGAAGAGTAGTAAGATTGCTCTGCTATCGTGCTTATTCATTCTTTCACCTCTACCTTACACTTGACGCCCTGAATCACCGGGCCTCGCGCTCCCTTTTCATCCACCAGCAGGCCGGTATGGTTGACTACACTCTCCACATGGAGTTTGACGCCATTGAACACCAGCTCGTTATTCGGGGGTGGCCATATACCCTTTAACAATACTTCATCAAATACAACCTGCCCGCCTACTACTTCATAATCCTTGTCCAGTTCGCCTATGAGTTGCCCAGCCACGGTCAACAGCAGCCTGTTTTTCTTTTGTCCTGCCTTGAGCAGCTTGTCTACCTCATTCAGAGCATCAGTCACATTCATATCGCCTAGCATGTTCTGGCTTATACTTAGGCAGGTCTGGTTTAGTGCCTTGACCAGATTAAAAAACTCCTCCATAGTCATTGTTGTCTTGAACTCGGCCTCAGCCAGCCTAAATGTCCACTCACAGGTCTGTGTATCTCTCCTCAGATGCCATTGTATATTCACTTCTTACCTCCTTCTATTGCAGCGCTACAACCTGTCTTTTACCCACCAGTTAAAATACTCCTCGCCTGTTTTGAAAGTCATCGGCGTTCCTCGTTCTATACGCACTTGAACATATCGCTCTGCTGCTAACTTCCAAAGTTTAACTGTTTTAGGAAATAGTTCCAAGCTCATCTTATAATCCTTTTTGCCCTGGAAGGGGCACAAAATGCAGCCGATGCGGGTAAATCCGAGCTTGTACAACACACACGTTTCTAGTTCCCGCTCATAAAGATACTGCCAAACATCAGCATCAGACCAGTTTAATATCGGCAATATCCACTGACCGCCGCCCGGGTTATCCATTCGGCAATTGTATGCCTTCCGCCTATCCGATTCTGCTTGTCGCATACCTAGTATTTTAATCCTACCTTCTCCGCCACCTTCTTTGATAACAGCACAACACCACCTCTGCTTACGAGTAGGCAGACCTTTTGACAGAAACGGCTTACCCCAAAACCCCTTGGCTCGGTATTCCCAGACAACATCAGAATACTTTGATTTGATAAAGTCATATATCTGCGGCGGATCAATCGGCGAAACATTATAGGTAGGCAAAAATTTAACCCCGGCCCGCTTGGCAAGATCATAGATTACTACACTGTCTTTCCCGCCAGAAAAGCCAAGAAAATAGCCTTCAGGCGGTTCATAAGCCTGGAGAACGTCAATCGACAACTGGTCTATTGGTTTTCCCTCAAACGTCAACTGCATATCGTCATCATCCTACCAGTCTCTTGACTATTTCCTCATTTATATCCTTGCCTTCAACTGGGATAACCGCCGCCGGACTGTTGTCAGATTGACCTTTAATATCCCCGCTATCTCCTTTGGGCTTTTTCCTTCCTGGCAACGGGCATGTCTGGCATTTACTGTGATACTCACAGCCTGTATCACCCGGATGCTTCACCTCCACATCAACCATCTCCTTGAATACTACCGAGTACTTCTCTGTGCGAGTAGGCACTTTATCATTCCTTTCCGATGGTTACCGCCCTTTTAATATCTTATAACGTTGCCATCGTCCCGGGTAGCGGTTCTCCAGCCACCATTGCGCCGCCTGCCAATTTTCCGATGCCGCCTTCTGAATGATAGCGACATTTCTTGCCTCTGCCTCAGCTTCTGCCCGGCTTATGCCTGTTTGTAATTGTCCATAAATGCTATCGGGTTTATCATCAGCGAGCCCCTGCCATGCCTTGTAGGTCTCTGCATCTATACCACAGGATAGACAGGCTATATCAATATAACTCCCAGATCTTACCAAATCAATTATTCTAGCCATAAGTTCAGGCACTAATTCAGTCAATCTTTATCGCCTTCTTACCAGTAAAATTCTGCCAGCGTTGAATTATTACATCGCAGTATCTAGGCTCTAGTTCTAATCCGTAACATCGTCTGCCTAACTTTTCACACGCAATAAACTGTGTCCCGCTACCCGCAAAAGGCTCGTAACAGATTTCATTTATTCTGGTATGGTTATTTATTGGGATTTCAAACAAAGCAACTGGCTTCTGTGTTGGGTGTAATTTATCGTTTTCACGAGATATTTCCCAGACATCAGATTGATTCCGTTCCCCATAAAAAGAACACTTCCCACCACCTTGAAGCCAGCCATGTAAAGCCCACTCGCAGCGGGGGTGATAATGCAACCTACCTATGACAAAACTAGGCTTAACCCAAATTATAGGCTGGTGGATTAAATAGCCAGCATCTACCATTGCTTGCTCAAACAGCATACGTTTGGCACGGTGCCAAACGTATGCTGGAAATGGCGGGGGCCCTGCCGCACGAGCCGCTATGAGAAAGTCATAGATAAACTGCTTTAGTTCATAGCCAGTTTTATCATCGGAAGCTATTGAGCCGTGCCGTTCGGCACGGCTATGTCCATAGCCGTGCGCATGCATATCTCTTGCTTTCTGCACCCATGAATCGCCATAAGGCGGGTCAGTAGCCATCAAGACTGCTTTCTCGCCATTCATTAAGCGGTCAACATCCTCTTTCTTCGTGCTATCGCCACAAAGTAAGCGGTGGCAAGTTTTAGGGTCATCCCCCAACTGCCACAAATCCCCAGTCTTACAGATGATTTCAACCTTGTCAGGTATCTCGTCATCAGGAGTTAAGCCTTGTTGTGGTATTGCAAACTGGCTAATTATTTTGTCCAATTCATTAGAATCGAAGCCGGCAAGTGTAGCATCCAATCCCGAATCCTTGAAATCAGCAAGCAAGTCAGCAAGAGCGGGCATATCCCAGTCCGTCTCGTCCTGAAGCCTATTATCAGCCAGCATATATAACTCAGCCTGCTTACCCTTGAGAGGTAAAAAGATAGCGGGTACTGTCTCCAATCCCGCCTTAATTGCTGCCTTTAATCTCGCATGTCCAGCCAGAATATAACCATCCACTGATACTAATATGGGATTAGTCCAGCCAAACTCTTTGATACTTACCACCAATTTATTGATAGCTGAATCTGGATGTACACGAGGATTCTTGGGATGAGGCTTGAGTTCGCCAATTGGAACTTGTCTGAATTCAATTCCTTTTTGGGCTTTCACATCAACTCCTGTGCAGCGCTACAAAACCAAAAAGAAACCCAGCACAAGCTAATGCTGGGTATGTCCTCGATCCGGTGCTCTTGGCACTCTCATTAATTACCATTATACCACTTCTTCACAGCTTGTCAAGCCCCAGTCTCTTCCTTATTTCCGCCTCTTTCTCGACCTTCTTAAACACCGAGATCACCCCACAATCATTCATCCAATAGCCAAGTCCTCGGTCTGGTTTCTCAGGGTCAAAGTCAGGATGCTGACATTCGCCGTAGTTAGTATCAAACTCGTAATAGTCATACACGCAATCGCCACTACATTTATTCATCTTACCTCCTTATCGGGTAACTTTAATCCGTTAAAGTTCATTCTAACTTCATCACGCTTTGGCTACACCCAAAACTAACCCTCAATCCATTATCTTCCATATAGATTGGTCAACAAGCCATTGTGGTGAATAGAAAACTTATCAATGAGACTCCGTATAGCATCCTCATCGTAAGCAAGCGTTTCGCCTCTATGTTCTCGTTCTTTATTTGTTGCTAACATAGCTTCAAGTTCAATTCGTGCTTCCAAAATAATACCCTCAGTGTAGATTATTCTCAGTAGTTCTTCGTTCATCTTCTAACCTCTTAATCAAACTCCACGACTACTTTTGGCTGTTGTAACACGTGATAATGAGCAATCCCATCATCAGTAAATAATGTCCCCATTAATAGTTTTGCTCTCTGAGTAGCCTCGTGAGGGGTTTCGCCCTCTTTAATATCCATCGTAATCTCAAAGATAACTTGCCATCTATTCATCTTCTCACCCCCTGTTTATTTATAGTGGGCCCGCCGAACTAGATACTGACTAACTCACTCTTTCTTTTGATAATTAGCACAGCCAAAAACTGTGTTCCCATCAAAACAGAAAGGATACATTCCGCTACCAGGCCAGACACAACGAACTACTACTTTTTTCTCTGTTGCTATATTCTCCGCTATTTGATAACGTTCCTTACCACCTGCTCCGATACGACCTTCTGGCAATGATTTCGAGCAGGCGATATGACAATCACCAGGGATACTCTGAGCATTTTTACAAGTCCAGCATTTCATATTAATACCCCCTGTTTATTTCTTTATCTCTCCTGGTAGTGGCTCGACCTGTCTAGGGTGCAGATTGCGTCGGTTCGACTGTTCCCGTTTTAGAGCTTCAATACCTAACCTAATAGCATCATCCAGTAATTCAGGTGCTACCTCAGAGGCATCTCTTATAAATACCTCTAACCTGACAATAGCTTCATCTATGGTCATCTAACTCGTCCTCCCTGCGTATTCCTTCTCTTGAGACCTTTTGATATATTGGCAATTCATACAAAGAGTTTGGTATCCTTCGGGGAAGCTATTTTTCTTTAGCCAGACATAGAATTGCCTACCTCCGCAAATACCTAATGCCTGTCTATGCTGGACACCATTACCATCTATATGGTCAATAGATAGAGCACGAATATCTGTGAAGCCACATTTAACGCAAGCACAAATGCCATTACCATAATGCTTTATAACTTCTAGCTTCATTTGTGCCCGATATTCCCAATAATGCTCTGTTCTGACGACCTTATGAAGTCGGTTGTATGCTTTATTACGCTCTATTATTTCTGCCCTATGGCTTTCGTAATATCGCCTTCCCTTTTCAGACTTTATGGTCATTTTTACACTCCCTCCTTATGCTGTTGTTTGGCAGTTGGGGCAGATATAGCGGGGCTCCCCACCCACCCATTTGTAGAGGTGCATCCAGTGCCCGCATTTAGGGCATTTCATTTTACACTCCCTCCTTGCCTATCCAGTAGGCTGATTTCTTCGACGTCAGGTACTTGCAGGTTTTACGCAGGCAGATGTGGACTCCCATGCGCCACTTCCCTTGACGGCACGTGGGGCACTTCCGGGCTATCTCCTCGTCGGTCCACCGGGAGCGCCGCTTCAAGGTCTTGTCTCTTTTGCTCAAGGGACTCCGTTTGCCCTCTTATGAGCGGCTCTACTTTAGAGAGCAAATCCCTAGCCATGATTAGTCGAGCGATGGTATCCGTGAACGTCTCCCTGACACGCTGGAGACCCAAAAGCCTCATGTAGACCGCCTCACTTACTTTAATTGACTTACTCATTTACTCAAAACCTCCATGAACCTTTTAAACTGCCAGCCTCGCTCAGCAGCCCCGGCAGCAGCCCTGGCAGCATCCCCGGCAGCAACCCCGGCAGCATTCCAGGCAGCATTTAGCCCTTCAACAAGGCTAAAGAACTCGTTTATATCCTGCCCTACCGAGAACCTGAACATCGGAGCCGAGAACGTCCACTCGCATAGCTGCTCTTTACTTCTGAGTATCCAACTAACATTCATTTCTTACCTCCTAATGCACAGTTTTTGCTAATCCGACCAATTTCCCTTCCACGCCTAATCTCATCTAATACTGGCATTTAACCCTCAACCTTATAAGGATAGTCACAAAGGCTCTCTTTTGAGAAGCTACAGTTCTGGCAGTGGATCTTGTCCAGCTTTATCGGACACGCAAACATCCTATCATGTTCCTCTTGTTCTTGAGATGCTAGGTCAGCGATAGCCGCCGCATCGTCGCTTGCTCTCATCTCCGCCTCCCGCTCTGCAGCTTTATCAGCTTCATACTGTGCTATTTCATCTGCGCGTAGCTCTCTCATCGTTTTGCCTCCTTATTCCTCTGTCTCTCCCGGTAAGGTGAAAGCAATCTTAATTCCCTTTCTTGTCTAGTTCCAGAATTTCAACCGCTTTATCTATATTCATTTATCCTCCCTAAAATAGTTCCTTAATATCCCTCTCGGCTTGTGCTACATCAAAAGGCGGTCGGGGAAATACCCCGATAGCGACAGCCAACCACTTCTTCAAGTCAAGTTTTACGAAATACTCTTTATGGAGCTTCTCCAAGAGGTTGACTGCCCTATGCCCATAATTAGCCCAGTCTATCTCTTTTGATCGGGGGTGATAATTGAGGATACCGAGCTTGTATTTGTTGACAAACTCATGGGTCATCCTGATTAGTTCAAGACTCTGCTCAGGATATAAGACTGGCTCTAAGGATACCCAGGTATAGATTCCCCTGGCATAGGCTTCTTTTAGGCTCTCAATTCGCTCTGAGGGCATTGCTGCACCTGGCTCCCATTCCTTAGACTGAGCCTCATCTACACAGGTCAGGGTGACTGCGAACTCATCTCCAGCTTTTAATAGGGACATATCAGGTAGCGCCCGGTATCCGCCTTTGGTTAAGATTGCTACCGACTGTCCGTAGAAGTGCAGGACTTCGATAGCCTGTCTTGCTAATTGGAACTGGTCATTGATAGGCTGGTAGCAATCTCCAATGAAAGACAGAAGCACTTTATGGTGTCCAGTAATTTTAAGCACCTCAGCATCCCGTTTAAGAGATTCTAAGAATCTCGGCCGAGGGGCAGGCGTTACAAAAAAGTCCTCCTTGCTGATATGTAGTGTCTGGGGAGAGTAACAATACACACATTTATGCATGCAGCGTAGATAGATATTGCAAGCCAATTCGCAGTATTCTTTTGCCCTCCCTTGGGGGCTATAAATAACGTGCATATCATTGCTCCTTCTTGTGTATTTTCCTATGGCATTCAGCGCATAAGGTTATTCCATTCTCTACTACAAATCTCAATTCTGGATATTCGGCAAACGGCTTTTTATGATGTGGATGAAGTTGAGGTCGATTCCCAACCTCATGTTTTGCACCACATTGCTGACAAGTATAATTATCCTTGGCAAAGACGGCGACACGCCATTGCTTAAATTCAGATGATTGCCGGATAATTTCATTTACTGGGCTAATTCCCCCTTTCCAGTTTCTTCCGTTTTCCCCCTTGTTGGCTAAACTCATCTTTTCTCGGTATTCTTGGGTGTGGTGTCTACCTGTCCAAGTTTTAAGTCTCTCTCTTTCAATCGGATTCTTAAAAAGTTCCTTTAGTGTATTGGATATTTTCTGCTTTTGCTCTGGTGACATTGGCCCCTTGGGGATTCGCATCGCTGCCCTTGCATATTCTGGCATTTTCTTGCCAGTCCAATATCCTGGTTTTCCTTTCATGGCAACGGATAATTTCCGTTTATGTTCTTCGCTCTTAGGTATCCCTGGATTTCCTTTCATATAACAAGTATAACACAGTAGAAAGATTAAGTCAAGTATAGATTGGCTGCCCATGCACAATACTCAGCGGCTCTGCCTTTAGGCTGATAAATTACTCTTAGCATAGTATCCCTATCCTTTCTCTTTTTTGGGCAGTATCAAAAAAGCCTAACTGAATAGATTGCTTGCCTAGGCTTGGGGTTTTGACTATATTGGCGGCCGCTCGTATTATTATCTGTTCCCTGTCGGATAGCAGATTAAGTTCCTCGACAAGCATCGAAAGGACGGCGTTCTGCTCTTCGATTCGGATATCTATGCCAATGATGTCATCGGCGTATTGGTCGTATGCTGCCCATTCTGGGTTATTGGCTTGAGTTTTCTGGAGACGCTGAAGGCGTCTCACCGTTAGCATCCTCTCCGCCTCGATGCTCTCTCTATATTCTTGGCAAACAGCAAGGGTGAACTTTCCAACAATTATCTTATCTAACATAATGACGCCATCCTTCTATTCTGGAGACTGGATTTGAACTGCCCGACCAGTTTATACAGCATCTCTATTTTTTCTTGCGTTATGTCCAGCTTTTCCGCAATCGCCTGAGCAGTGATTCCGGGGTTATCATATTCCAATTTATTGATTTCTGTGAAGGCTTGGCAGGCTCGGTCTAATGCCGTTTCAACCTTATGCCTAGCCTCTATCTCTTTGTCTGATAGTTTTGGCTCTTCAGCAAACATCTCTATCTGGTTTTCTTCTGCCTGTATCTTCTCACAAAGACCGCGACATTCCGAGACCGATAGTTTATTCTGCTGCATTACTCGGAGTGACCTGAGCTGGCCATCATCACTTAGTTTGCTTTGGGCAATAGCCACCACTAAGGATATTTGACTATGCTTGACCATGTGCTGTATTTCTGGCCGGCACTTGTTGACATTCAGTAGCCAGCTAATAGTATTGATTGGCTTACCCACAACCTCACTTAGCTCTACTAGGGTGTGCCCTGAGTCAAGATAACTTTTATAAGCCTCGGCCACTTCCATCGGATTAAGGTCTACCCGGTTGATATTCTCGATTAGCTGGAGTTCCTTAGCCGAGTCGCCATTATAGACGATGCACTCTATCGTTTCCCATTCCAGTGAACAGACCGCCCGGTAGCGCCGCTCCCCGGCAACGATGATATAGCCGTCTCCATTCTTCTTGACTGTAATTGGTTGGAGCAAGCCGTTCCGTTTGATAGATTGCGCCAACTCAAAGATGCCCTCTTCATTAAAATCCTTGCGCGGCTGTGTCGGGTCTGGACTGATAGCTTGTATCGGTATCTGTCTGATTTCCCTCATTTCCCCGCTCCACCTAGTAGCATTCTTGCCATCGTATGAATGTCTATTGGCTGACCTTGACCTTCCGGGTAGACAATGCCAACAACCACCCTCGCCGTTGGGAAGCCTATCCTTTTGAGGCAGTTCTCCATCATGGCGCTGTCTTTGTCCGAGCTGGTATTTGTGTCCGCTAATCCTTGTAACCATTCCCTTGCTGTCATTTCCCTTTACCTCCCTTCAGTTCCTTTCCTATTTTTTATCCTATATTTATTGTAGCACTACCACGCCTAGTTGTCAAGGATTTTAGGCACAAATCAGTTACCCAATTCTATATTCATCCGACTAAGCCTCCGGCTTTTCATCTAGTTCTCCCTGACTAGACTCCACTTTATTGCCGGCTGCATCGACCAGATATATTTCTTTGCGTTCCTTAGCAGTGGCGAATAATTGTGCTTCATAAACTCTATCGCCATCGACCAGAGAACCATTTTCAATAGCTTTCCTTAATTCCTCTCCACCGATAATGTGCGCACCACCTTGGGCACCAATGACTACGTAGGTTTTTTTACTATATATACGCATTGATTACCTCCTTTCTATCCCTTTCTGGCTTTTTAATAATATATTCTCAGCTCTTTTGTTCCATTCTATTTCCCTCCTTTATTTAATTCCAGTTTCTATTAGATAACCAAATTTACCAACTTCACGCAGATAATCATCATTCGACTGAGGATTATGACTGTAAATAACAAGACAATTACCAACCATCTCCTCATTCAAGAGTATGCGTATGCCAAGCATTCCCTCGATTCTGTATTTATGAATGGGCGGCATCGGAATCCTTCGTGAATGTTCCTTATGAAAATCCACTACTAGTGGATGATTCAGGAAAATATCCAATACCTTTTTACTCATAACAAGAAGATTAGGCTTTTTGCCACAAGCCAATAATACCTTTTCCCTTGCCTTTTCTATATCCGCTAATGGGTCAGAATATATGAAGTTATCCCAAGGAGAGATACATTTGCCAGAATCCATGCTTTCCTCCTTTTACTTATTATAAACTCTCAATCCAGGCTCATTGAAGAATCGATTGAAATCTCGTTCCCATAGATGTAGAAGTGCATAATGTCAAGTATTATTGAGGGGTTATTCTCAAGGATTCCTCTATGTATATTTCCACGCCAGGAATCTCTGGTATTCCAGCCCTAACTACTTTATTGAGCAAAAGCGAGTTCTCAATCTTATATTGGTCAGGCAACTTTGCAAAGTCAACCACTCTATATTTTCTGGTTTTCACCAAACCGCTTGTGCCAACTTCTGTCCTTGTTAATCGTGGTGCTTCGGGTATTTTGACCGGAGTTACGTCCACAGTAAACTCGCCATGATTCAACGCCGCCTGTTTTCGTGCCAACTCTATTGCCTGTCTATTGACCTCCTCAGCCTCCTGCCGGCGCCTGTCCTGTTCCACCTTATAAGCAGTTACCTTATCCCTAGCTGTTTTGTCTGCCTGGGCCAGCGGGCCTGTCAGCAACTTAAACGCGCCGTTTACAGCATCCACATGGGCATTAAGCGGGCCGACATATTCCTGCCTCTTCTCCTCGACGGCCTTCTTGAGCTTGCCCATAATGCTGAGGTCAGAAGTAGCCAGCTTGGCGTCATCCTCGCTGGCAACGACCAGTTTATCAGCCCATTCCTTAATCCGCATTATTTCGCCAAGAAGCTGCTGGACCTTCAAGTCCTTGCCAGGCTCTATCCTGACAACTGCCGTGGGGAACGCCTGCGGAACCACTACGGCTTCCTCTTCTTCCCGAACCACCTCACCAGCCGTAGAGTTGCCTTCCTGCTTCAACCACGGTTCGCCAGTCGTCGCCACCCTAGTCTGACCTGCTGCATCTGCGGTTGATTGCCTAGCCTGACCTTCGATAGAGTTCTTGCTAAATTCTATTTCAGCTTCCAGATGGGCATTTAATCTTTCGATGTTGGCTTCATCGATAAATCTCGCTGATATTTTTGTTAATTCAGGGTCTATTCTCAGTTTGACAATAGAACCAGCCGGTATTGTCTTGACCTTATCCTTGAAAGCCTGTATCTCAGATTCCGGGACATCTATAGCGGTCACCCGAGCCTTGCCAGTGGTATCTCTTATTGGGACCCAAACAACATCGCCCACCTTCAATCGGTCTACCGAGTAGTATGTATACTCCCGGGCACTCAGCTTCCCTGTCGTTTCCGAGTAATACCTGATCTTGACTATCTGCTTGACTGACCTTGCCCTTTCTAGTCTAGCCTCTATCATGCACCTTTCGCATCCTTCCCCTAAGATAAACTCTCCGTGCTTACAATGACCCTTCTTTTGATCCATTCTGTTCTCCCTCCTTTTCTGTTAATTCTGGGGCTGGCATTAGCTTCCCCTATCCTCAAGAATTGTTTTCTTGTCTCGCTCATAGAGCCTCAAAAGAGATTGGCGAATCTCATAGGGACTTATTGTATCCCTTTCGGCTGCTTCTTGGTAAGTCATCTCGTCTATTCTGTTTGGTATGGGTATCTGCCCATAGGCTTTGAGTAATGCTATTATGCTAGGCATTTTAATTCCTCCAAAGGTAAAGTTTGATTGCCCAAGTAGCCGGCAGGTCGCCGTAGCCACTGGCACACGCCTGCCTCAAAAGTGCAAGTGTGTATTTGAACTTACCTTGTAGTCTCATCCCTTCACCACCTTACTCAGCACTTCGGCGATAAAGTGCTCCAGTGTCTTACCCTCTATCGCTGCCTGCGCCTTGACCTTGCACCATAGTTCTGAGTCAAGCCGTATATTGACCATCTTCTTTTTTGCCATCTTACTTATCTCCTTCATTTTATCTCCCCAATAACTGTCACCTTCCGGCATCGCACTTTGCCAGAAAGACAACAGATAATATCCTCCAACTTGACCAAAACCGCTATCAAAGTATCTCCCTCAGTATAATAAAATGGGGTCGAGGCGTGTATCCCTCTTCCGCAATCCACATCTGTGTTTTCGTCAGGATTTATGGCTATGGATTCCTTGCCATCCTCATAGATAAACTCCGAATCGTAGCACGATTTGTAATGTCCTGCCTCGATTTTATTTACTCGTTTGTAGAGTGTATATGACCCAAAAGTAGGATAGATATTTAGAGAGCAGGCGATTGCTGTCTGAAGATTAGCCTTGAAATCAATGGTGAATCTCCCAAAAGAGACCCAAGCATTGCCATAGACCCTAGCATCGCCATAGACCCTAGCATTGCCATAGACCCTAGCATCGCCAGAGACCCTAGCATTGCCAGAGACCCTAGCATCGCCAGAGACCCTAGCATTGCCAGAGACCTGAGCATTGCCATAGACCTGAGCATTGCCAGAGACCCTAGCATTGCCAGAGACCTGAGCATTGCCATAGACCCTAGCATCGCCAGAGACCCTAGCATCGCCAGAGACCCTAGCATTGCCAGAGACCCTAGCATTGCCAGAGACCCTAGCATCGCCATAGACCCAAGCATCGCCATCATCGGAGAGGTTTTTGGTGGACTCAATATATCCACCAATCTCAGCCTTAGCGACTATCCCAAATGCTTTTCTCGCCTTGATACGATATAAAGGTTTACCATCCAGAGATAGCCTCGTGTCTGTTTTAACTATGGTATATTTTTTCATTTCTCCTCCTTTCCGATTTTACGAATATAAACCTGCTTACAAACTGGACACAGTTCTCGGTCAAATGCAGGCCAAGCCGATACGTGTAGATGTTTCTTTGGGCATGTCATTTCCCTTTCCCTCCTATTCCTTTCTTTAATCCTATAATAAATATATCATATATTGTATAGTTTGTCAAGTAATTTCTTTACATAATCATAATATATTTTGCAGCGCTACAAAATGGGCAAATATATTTCCAGAGGCACTAGCTTCTTGACCAATTGAAACCTGACCACGTAAACCAGTCCATCGGCTGCTTTCCAGTCTTCCCAGAACTGCCTCGGGCGCTTACCTTGAATCCAGATTCCTTTCTCTTCCATCCAGAGCATACCTTCTGCCTGATAGTCCATTTCTGTCATGTCACCGGTTAGTTGCTGGTAGGGATTACAAGTCAACCTGACAACTGCTACCTGCCGGCCGCCGACTCTCGGGCCCCTGTCCCATCCTTGAACTTCCATACCCATCTTAAACCACCCATCTTAAACCGCCTGGCATATTCATCAGTCCAGTTACGCCGGGTACAACTCTTGTGTCCACTAAGAAGCACGGCTGTTGTCCAGGCGAAGCTAATGATTAACAACTATCTTCTCCTCAATCTTATCTTCAAGCCTCGACAATATCGATTTGCCAGTCTGCCTGCTCAGTAACCCATAACGAATCAAGACATCCACAGCATGCTTTGTCTCCCGTATCATCTTAAAAACTTTAGCCGAATCCTTAATCCTAACCTTAATACTCACTTCACTTGGCATTTCTTCCCCTCCGAACTGATAGTTACGATAATCCTCGGGCTGCCGCCTACTTCGGGTTGCCCGGTCTCGACATTGTAGAAGCGGTCGTTTATCCCTAGGGCATTCTCTATCGAGTCCATTATCGGAATCGTAATATTGTGCAAGTCAGGAGTAGACCGTCTATCAGCAAATACTCCATCAATCTTGACCTTCAGGGGCAAACTAAAGGATAGCCCCTCACTGTTTACCAGGGACTTCAGCATAAATGAGAACTGCTCCATCCACCGCACTACTTCCGACCTGACTATTCCCTCCCTGGTCTTGTATCTATTTTTCGAGAGTGTTGGCAAATACTCCATCTCTATCCGGACAGACCTTAGCATTCCCCCGCTAATACCCATTGACGCAGTATTGACCACCTTAGCCTCCTGAACATACTCAAATCTCATTTAGACCTCCTCAACAAATAAAAAACTGCCTGACTGGAGCCGTATCCAGTTTAACAGGCATAATAAAATATCCTTTTCCCTTAGACAACTCCTGCGCTTTCTCCAGAGAAGAGCAAACAGAAATCAAAACCCAGCGCCTTGCCCTATGCAACTCTGCAGGGTCCAGCATATTTACACACTCATCTTTCCAGTCACCAACAACCCACACATCAGCACTATCTAAAAAGTTACGAATATCCTCTGGAAACTCCATCACCTTCTCCTCAGTCTATACTCCGGCGCCTTAATCTCAATCACCCGGCACCAGTTTTCCCTTCTAATGGTCTCTGGTCTGGACTCTCATTGAAAACCAATCGGGCACTACCTTTATCTTTGAATCTGGAAAAAATTCGCTCTGGTATAGACTTAATATCGAGATTCGTGGTAACTACAGTCAGAAGTTTATGCTCCAGCCTATAGTCTATAATGTCCTCCAGTTCACCCCATTCCCACGACCCACCTGTTGACCCAGAACCCACATCATCCAGTATTAGGATATTCCTAGTCCTGAGCCGATTAAAATAATCTTCATAACTGTTCTCATCGCGCCCGGGCTTCCCCATAAGGCTTTTAAGATGGCGGACAATATCGCTCCACCTATCACGCCGGCAGAAGATACCCCGGTCATAAAGTGCTATAACCAGAGCCTCGCAGCACCGAGTCTTCCCATTGCCAGTCCCGCCATAAACCATCAGCATATGCCAAGGAGCCCCAGTCGCCAGTTCCCTGAAGGCTCGATATACCGGCTCGAATCCCTTTGGGTGTCTCATACTCTCAAAGGTGTGACCACTGTAGGTAACACCCCGGTACTTCAGAGACTCCTCACGCTTTTGGGCGGCAGTCAATGCTGGCTTTTCCTCATAAATCTTCTGGTCTGGTGTAGACTGTCGGTAACGCTCTAGGATTTCTTTGATTGGTTCCATTTCGACCTCCTTGTTTATCTAGTGGGAAAACCCCTTTCCAACTGTTCATTATGGAGCGATCAAGCACGGCATTAGGGTCATCCCCAGCGAGTTTTAATCTCTCTAGCTCCTTAATCAATAAGGATTTGGCTCTTTCTGTAGGGAGAGACTTCTTTCCTCGACGCATCTCTACGAAGGCATCCCAGGTTTCTTTATTAAGCCACTCCGGTAGTATTGTATTGTTTTGTTTAGTATTGTTTAGTATTGTTTGTCGGTTATTGCCTGCGGAAACAGGGTTTATGTTAGCAATAACTGGTCGGATAGGCGTGCCAGTAAGTCGGCGGCGATAAACCAATTCCAGATTTTCAACTAAATTTTGGCTCCAGATAATCTTTGCCCGATGCAGTTCCGAGTCGATAGCAGAGAGGTCGGCGAGTAATTGTAGTATTTTAACAGCAATATCCTCGCTGACGTGTGTTTCTGCTAACAGAAACCTCCAACTAGCAGAGTTATTGTAATCATAAACTTGGCTCTCGCTTCTACATAAGAGTTCTAACAGTTTAAACCAAAATGCGTACCCATCATTCCCAAATTCATTCTGCAGTATCAATTTTGTCTTGCCACCATTAACATAATGCGGGAAGTAATCAATCGTTTGTTTCTTGGGTCTAGCCATTTAATCATCCTCCCACTGGCAGCGTTTGTAGATAATCCTGAGTAGCTTTTTATTGACACGCAAAAAAGATGCTGGGTTAGTTGTAGCCCTCCCAGCAATATATTGATCTGATAGGTTCTTTACCTCAAGAGAATCGCGGAAGTGATACTCGAAACGTGGCTGAGAGTAGTCAATAGATAATGGGATATAGCCCTCAGTGATTAAATAAGTGGCAAGTCCAGTGTCCGATGTCTTAAAGTGATTGTTATCTACCATCTATAACTCCCATAACTACATCCTATTTGAGATGATAACACAGGTTTAAGGCATTGACAATACCCCGAAATAGATATATTATTGTTAAGCCTATTCCTGCACTATGCCGCCAGGACCTTCAAGCTGCAAGCTCAGCGGTTTGCCGGCGGCAGATACAGACAGAACATTACCATCTTCCAGAGTAATTGTCAAGCGCCGTCCACGAAGCTGGAAGCCTTTTATGACACCACCGATGACTGCCTGCCCAATCGGGTGCTTCTCATAATGCTGTTCTTCCTTTTGACAGTCATGCAGAGTGCCATCAAGGTTATACAGCACCAGTTGCCGGTCACCATTGGCATACTCAGATTTCAGCCTTACATCGGCATTGCAATCGGGGCACTTCTCCGGTGGTTTAGCTATTCTACTCATATAATTGTTTTCTACCAATTTAATCACCTCCTTTCTATTAAGCTGGGGCTAGGGGAGTTTCTACCGGGCTACTCCCTGGGCGTATACTAACCAGCGAGGAGGGCACCACGCCGTCCCGTTGCCCACCCCAGCTATTGCAATGCTACAATTTCATTAAATTCTCTATCACTTCAAAGCCCAATCGCTTTTGTTCTACTGTTTCCCTCGTCGGTTGCTTACGCTTCTTTATTCCGTGTATTTTATTCCAATAAACGCTTCGCTGAATATCCTCACGCTTTAACGGCGACTTATGGAGAATAGGTTTTTTCAGCCATGAATAATACGGTAACTTGATGCTCTCGTTCAACCTTTCTTGGTTAAGCTCCTCAAGATGTGCATTTCTAATCTCCCGCCGCTTATTCTCCACCTCAATAGCTTTATCTATTAAGTCATCGTCAAACCATTCTATTCCCCTGTCGTGGTAAGTTCGATGACAACGGCGACAAAGGTTAATCGTCTCAGGACTGAGTTTGCCCTCTTTGCAATCGTAATGGTGGGCGTCAACAAACTTGTCGCTACCACAAATCTCACAGTTCATAGCAATTTTCTAATCTCCCTCCCTGGAACCAGCTCATCAGCGTCCTCATTCCAGCTATGGTCGTGTCGCTCTTGATGACAACCGATACAAAGTAGCATACAATTCGCCTCACTATCTGACAACTTCTTAAATATGCCGTGCCTACCTCCGAGTCCTTTTCTAACGATATGGTGAAACTCAGCGCCAGACGCCATGCAGCGTTGACCTGTCCAGAGTTTCCTCTCACACAGACCGCCTGAGCGTCTTAAAACCGCCTCCCTTACTTCTTTATTGAATGGCATTTTCAAACTCTTGTCGCTGTCTTTGAATTTATGACCTCACCACAACGCGGACACACGATGTTATCTGGCTTGTCATCACCGTCACCACCTACGTTCTGCCCAAGCTCTTCTCTCAGGTCTAAATCAGACAAAATGCGGGCGGCTTCTATGACCTCCATGGTTAGTTCGCCTTTCCGGGCCAGAGGCAATAACCGGGTGAGCTTCGCTACGCCAATCTCGGCCAGCAGCTTTTCGTCTAGCCCCATGTTCTTGACTAGATATTCATAGATAGCGGAAAGTCTGGTCGCCCAAGAATACGAAGAGGTCATAGGCAATTTTAGGTCCTCTACATATTCCCGATATGTCTCATAATGCAGAATAGTCCACTCCCCGGCAATCCGGGCGCCGTATAAGAGTTGACCCATCTTGAGAAACATAACCTCAGCTCCTATTGCTAGGGCCTCTATCGCCTGCTTATGACCGTAGGCAGTTTTCTCAGCTTCGGTCGGGTCACCACTCAGAGCGTGAACATCTATCTTGTCAATCTCTTTCTTCAACTTCTTCTCAGACTGAGTGGCCTTATCAGCATCGGCCTGGTCTGCCTTGGCAACTGCCCGAGCCTTTTCAACAGCATCATCCGGTACCAGCGGCTTCTCCTCGGTCTGTCCGGTCCCCTCTTCCGTCGTTCCCTGCTCCGGAGTCTTTTTCTTACGTGATGCCGTCCGCTTTACCGCTTCCTTCTTTTCATCAGCTGGCACTGTTCCTACTCCTCTATTAGCGACCTTCTGTGAGCTGGCCGGCAATATCTCGATAAGACAAGCCGCTCGGTTCCAGCCTACTTCCCTCAGGGCTTGGTCTAGTAATTCAGCCTCCCTCTCCACTACCTCTCCGGTTTCCGTGTTGGTTAATTTATACCTGTTCATTTTTACCTCCTTATCCGATTAGTCTGACTACAATCACCAGTGTAATCAGACAACCTACTACTATTCCGAAGAGGATTAGACTTGCAGTCTCACTTCCTTTGTTCATATTAGGTCCCTAGCTTCACAGATGGCATTTGATAAAGTTTCACCATCTTAGAGAGAAGGAATACAATAAATACTTGCTTCAAACTAGTACAGTCTATCGTAAAGATATAAGTTTTTATTTTCATATCTCTCTCCCCTCTCCTAGGTACTGACTAACTCATCCTTTAATTGTTTAAGGTGGTTATCGCAAAGCCAAATCTCAGTCCGTTTAGCACCAAGCAAGGTTATCTGGTTTGGAGCTAACACCTCAGACTTCTTCCAGTCATCTAACATTCGGCAAACATCACAATAGGCATAAGGTCTTTTCGGTATCCGTCTTACTTTAAGGATGTTCATATCAATACCCCCTGTTTTTCACCATTTAGGTACATCTAACTAAAATTACTTTCGTCCTGTTTCATTCTATCCCTCAAATGGCACAGCCTCATAAAGAGAAGACCTTTGATTACTCTCCCAGTAGCATAAATCTTCCTCATTTAGTACTGAAGATTTAATTAGCGATTTTGCTTTAGCTAGTTCTGGCAAAACCTCTTTGACTATGGCAAGGATTTGGTCAGCAAAAGCTCTTTGGCATACTGCCAGTGTTTCTATGGTAATAAGTTTATTGGGCGAAGTTACTTCCAGCCTAAACTCATTTAACAGCTTTTCTATCTCATCTCGCCTAGCCCTCTCTACTTCGTTAATTGTCAAGGTAGGTGGCTCTTCCGGTGTCTTCTTTATTTTTTCAATCTTATCCATTATTCACCTCCTTTATTCTAGCTAGGGTGAGGGCTGGTGGACGATGCCATCCAGCACCAAGTTTATCTTGGTTAGCTTCCCTCACCCTTTACCAAGACCTGAGCCTTCCTTCCCCCACTTGCATAGCAGAGGCGAATTCAAGGCTTAATGCTATCCACCTTTCGGCTCAGGTTTGCCAGCCAGTAGCACCAGTCCGTAAATACGCCCGATATGCTACTTCGCACATTGCCTGACCCAAAAGGTGGAGGATTCTCACCTCTATTTATGCACCACACTACTTTTCAGTTCTGCTCTTTCGGGTGGCTGGCACCTTGCCCTCATAGTATTGGTTCTCCAGTTAGCATTGATAGCAATACAAAAGCATGACCACACTTCTTGCTCGGATTATTAGCAACATCCCTCAAAGTCATGCCTAATGCTATGTGGTCATAAGCATCATAGTCCAAAAGAATTAAATCTGGATGTTCTATACTTACTTGGCTATTGTGATAAATCTGTTCCAGTTGCTTAAAACTGTCTGTTTCAGCTACTAACTCCATATAAATTGGAATGTATATCTTCTTACGAGCCTCAACATAACCAAGTTTTTCTCCATTCCACAAAGAAAAACAAGGTATTCTACCTTTTCCCATCGGGTAGCGATATGCTTTCTCAGAGGTAAAGCCAGAGTATCTCCATTCTTCCCATTTGCCTCTGGCTACACTCCCATCACCATCAAGAAACTCTGGATATACCTTGCTGTATTGCCACAAGTTCTCAAAGTTTTTTGAGCCATATCTTCTGGCATCAAGCACAAATGGACTTAATCCTCTCCACTTACCAGAACTGCTTGTAGTATCTACCACTACGACATCTTGTGGTATCTTGCTAAACTTAAATAATGCTTTGACCATTTTACTCCTTTTGGCAACTTGCCCTCTGCCTATCGCATCATCGCTAGTTCGCTTGAATGTCTAACCTGGCATCTTTAACCTGTGATGTTCGGCTTTGGGCAAGTGCTTGCTGGCTCATTTTATTTACCTCTCCTCCTAACAGTTGGGTTGTGCTGTTATAGCGCCTTTACCCAATCTTTAAGGTAGTAACCAGCAAGCCCCATTTACTTATTACCTTGCTAAGCAGGGTCATCGCAGTGGTTATCTGACATCGTTGTCCATGATTTCGCTAATTCTACATAGGAGGTAACCTATAAATAGCATTTTGAAACGCACCGCTCTCTGCCTAGCAAGCCTATTCCTATTCTACTGTTAAACTGCTTCCGCTTTTAGAGATTAACTCTAATACCCTTCTCATAGTATTTCACTTCACCGTCTAATCCAATCTCTTTGAGGTCATAATTTGGAGCACATGACTCGCCATAGTTTTCATTAAGCTCTAAGCCCCGAACTCTGTCTAGCACACGAATATGTTTGTTTCTCACCTGCCCTGTTAGAATGAGATGTCCACAACCAGCACATACACCGTATTTCAGTAAAGTAGAGTCGCTATGGTAATGATTCCTCTTTGCCCAAGGGAGTTGTATTTTCATTCCTCTACTCCAGTTCTAACTTGCTTCCGCCATTGCGGTTCGGTCTATTTCTTTGTCATTATCTCAGCCAATCTTAAATACGCCTTGCCAAAATCAGGAATGTCGGGTATATCGTTAATCGCCAAAGCCTCGATAACCTGAGTTCTGTTCAGATCAAATACCTCTTTGCATTTGGTCAGGAACTGGCCGGCGTTCTCAAAGCCTTTCTCCTTACTTTCACCAATAACCCCTTCTTTTGGCTTTTGAGGGGCTTGGGGAGGCATCTGACTAACTTTCTGCAATCTTGCCCTGGCCCAATCAAATACCAGTTCTTTCAGGTCGCCGGGAACGAAGTTAACTTTTAGAATAGCCTCCTGCTCTATTAGTCTGACAATGCTGGTGAAAGCTGTTTGCGATTCGGTGCTCCGTCTCTCGGCATCGAACTGCTCAGGCGTTTTGCCGAAGACAGTCTTCCCATTACTCGGAGTAACAGATGCCTTCCCTTCCTCTACGACCTTCCACTCGATGATATTGACATACTTGCCGGTTACCTTTAGCTCGACTTCAAGCGTGCTGCCGGGAATTACCTCTGTTATTTTAGTATCGAAAGTGGTAAACTCGGCATCCTTGTCATCGACTACAGCATAAAACTTCTTTTCCCCTTTACCTAGCGGTCCCCTGACTTCCTTTACAACTATTTTCTGCAATTCCCTTACCTCCTTTCTGATTTATTTAAGCGCACGGCCCGTATTATATCTAGGCGTTCCTTAGTGGTCAACTCTACGGACCAGAACTCACTACTTTTTCTCATCTCGTAAAATAAGAGATGCCCAACAAAAACCAACCCAATCATCATAATCAATCGCCTGATAACTACAAGCCTCAGCCGGAATTCGGATATGACCCACGGCTCTTCATGTCCGCCGTGCCTTTCCCCTTTGTACAGTGGGCACTCACCAACAAGACGAAAATCACCATGCTCACAATGACCTACGTCTGCCATTCCCTTTGCCATTCCCTTACCTCCTTCTTTCCTTACATTCTACTTTAACAGAAATATAGCGCCAATGATTGCTAGTACATGATTGCCGGTCTTCACCTCCCAGCCAGTAGCTGCGGAGATAACTGCCCCTATAATATAACCCACTAATAAACCCCCACCACACCAGTTCATAAATAATTTCATACTTGTCTCCCTTCTATATCCTTTCTTTATAATCTATCCATTGACCAATCACACAAAAATTGTCGTAACTTTTCATGCTCAATCTCATACTCAGATTTGCCGAAAAACTTATGCCGTAATCTAGAAAACCATCCATAATGTTCGGGCAAGAGCCCGAATGGTAGTATATGTTTCCGTGCTTGAATCGGTTCACCCTCTAATTGCAATTCTACAATTTCATCTCTTGGAATTAAAATACCTTTCCTTGCTGTCGATATGTCTCGAAATTGATACTGCTCCAATTTCCCTCCTTTTCCATTCTTAATTCCCGTTGATATAAGTGTAGCAGAACGTTTAAGGTTTGTCAATAGCCAATTTTTGCAGCGCTACAACACGCTTCTAGCGCGGCATAATTTTGACCTTACCCCTTATTAAATAAACTTTTTAATCCTTCGATAATGCCGATAATGACAGCAGTAGTAATTCCACTGGTGGTTGCAACTGCTTTCTTGCTAGTCCCAGTTATACTCAGGTTATCAACCTTAGTGGTTAGAGCATATACCTGCTTGGCTATGAATATAGCACGGTCTTCGGCGGTCATAGCCTTAATACGCTCTTCAAACTCAAGTTGCTCATTTAACTCGTCCCCATTAGGCATTAGACCCTCCTTTACTTCCAGCTTATGGTAAGGCTAAAAGCAACATCACCATCGGCTGGATTGATGTCAAACAGATTTATTGTTACCTTTATTTTCCAGATTTTGAATGTGAACTGCATTTCTTAACCTCCTTCATATTATGACGTCGCTGCCCGTAATGCCACACCTAACACAACAACCTCCACCATCATTACGGGCAACGAACTCATACCATGCCTCCTTGCTCACTATGCACCCTCAAATAATAGATAGCAGCGTGATATATTTCTATCCACCTAATATGCCAGTCATAATCGCCATAGACAGCTGGACTATACTCTTCAGGTCTTTCGACCACTAAGCCGGCATAAGACTCATGTATCCAAATATCATACTCTAATTCTTCAATGACCTTACTGACCGGCATACTAGGCAATTCATTCGGATAAAGAGGCGCTAACTGAGTTTTCTTAAATATACCAAAACACATTCTAAGCGACCTCCTCTAAACACATTATGCAGTCAATACTGGCACCTCCATTGTAGATATGATGCTTGAGGCTATTAATATAAAAGTCCTCATTCACGCCAAAGGCAGACCAGTTCAGCGTAACGCGGTCAGACAACCGCCGGGCCAGTATCTGCATCAGAGTCTCCTTTGTGCTGTTGACCATTACCACATCAATCTTGGCCCTTGGATTGTCTTCCTTATCTTCTATATCATCGGCTAGTGCCTTACACTCATCATAGGTCGTGAATAGTTCGGAGTCTACAACACAAGACCTTTCACCGTAATCCTCTTCCGATGTGGCATCAACGACATAAGCACCTATCGCATCCAGTAGTTTGTAGCCATGTCCTCTTACTCTGAGCCATGTCACCCATATCGTACCGGTAGCACAAGTCAGAGTCAACTTGCCACCCTTGCCATAATTGAACTCATCGCTGGAATCTATGGCAGCTAAAGCTACAGTGAGCTGTGCTGTCTTATCAAGACCGCCACCATTAGCGGCAGCGTTAGCCTTATAGTCATTATAATCAGTTATGGTCAGGTCACCAACCGCCCCCATCGCAGCGCCAGATGTACCCCCAGAGATAGTATCCGTAGTAACAAACAAATTATCAGCCACATCCAGTTTGACTAGGATAGACTTACTGCTGGCTTCCTGGACCTTGCCAGTATGGCCAGACACCGAACCTGTGACTGTCTCTCCGAGTTTGAATTCCTTAATAACATTAGGGTCTGCTGTAATCTGACCTTCTATCAGTTCTTGAACTACAGTGCTGACTGGGTCCACCAGCCCAGCTATGGCATCAAAACCATCCGCCTCAAAGTATATGACCTTCGGTGTGCCGGCAGTGACACTCAATGTGCTACTGGTTACAGGACCATGGACAACATGAGCCTCCTGGCATATCCAGAGGTCATATTCGTCGGTGACATCAGCAATTAAGGCAACGTCTTCTATCTGTTGCTTGACCGACAATTTATAATTAACAGTAACCCGGTTGATAACATCCTCCATGCCGGACCGCCACTTCATGTCTGTCATAAAGATACTATTAGTCGCCCTGATAGCATAGATTATACTCCTAGCAGCATCATGCGGAGCAGCAGCCCTGTGTCCCCTAGCCTCAAATCTCCACAAGCCATCTGGATCCTGATAGAAAAAGCCGTTCTCTTCTGATTCTATCTGATGGAGCTGCTCGAGAGCATATACATCCCACCATGCCTTGGTGAAAGCCTGTATTGTTACACCCTCATCAAGAATGAATCCCAACTGCGCCGCTTTACTAGCATTATTAACTAAGATTTCCTGTATAAACTCTCCTGTCCCCTCCGGGAATCCAGTAAGCGGATATGCACGCCTTCTCAACTTCAGTTGAGCCAGGGTCTTGAAATCATTACTACATTCAATATATGCTGTCCTGGCCTCAATACCCGGATTCGGGCCTATCCGGTCTATCGTGCCATAGAACAGATTATAGCTACATCCCCAGTTATCATACCGAGCAGCAGAATTGATGCTGGCACCACCTATTCCATGCTTTGTTGCAGTCAGATTAGCTGTGTCGCTGGTGCTAACTATTAAAGACATATCAGCCAGAACATAAATAAACGCTCCATGCAGAATAACCTTAACAGTCTTGGTCGCGGCATTCGCCCATGCCAATGCTGCCTCAGCCACCAGAGAATCCACCGTGGCAACAACCTTCCTGACCTCCAGGTTCGTGCCGTCAGTGCGGATATACATATAATTGCTGGTGTTAGTGTAGCGGAATACGATTATGCCATCGTTATTCGCTCCCTTGGTGAATGTCACCGCTATATGGGCATCTTTTTCGCCTGTCTCCATGATAGCCAGCCCGGCCCCTGCAGTTTCCTTAACTTTGTTGGTATCTATCGACCAAGTGCCAGAGGCTTCAGTCCACAAACTAACAGGATTATACGGAGCATCAGGAATATGAGCCGCGAGAGTCACAGCGTCAGCATCGGTGAAAGAATCAAAGGGGAAACTGATGCCAGCAATAACCTTATGCCCTGCTCTTAAAGTATTGCCACCTTGATTCAGGACACTACTAGCATTCGGTGGACTATATTTATGATTGGAGTTTTTAACTGTGAGCGCCATAGATGCAGCCGTAGCACGGCCCAATTCCCGGTCTTTACCAGTCTGAGTATCTATATCAACCACATCGGCGGTGATGTCTGATTCAGCGTCTGTCAGGTCATCATCGTCATCCCAATCGACCAAAACATAATGATGAGAATATACCGCTATGATGTTGGCTAAAGCAGCGGCAAGGGTCTTAAAAGTCACATCAGCGCCATAACTCGTTCCATACGAATTGGTTGCATAAGCCCTACAATGATATACCGTTCCTGCCGTTAACCCTGTTATACTAGAGTTAAAAGTGCCAGCATCAGCAGCACCCTGAGTAGTCTTACTATTAGCTGTCGTAGGATTAGCCGATGTTGACCAGCAAACTCCATGTTGGGTCACCGGGGCAGAGCCGATACTGACGATTGTTCCATGTCCGGTTGCGCTTATTGCCGTTATATTAGTAGCTGCCTGAGTTGTGACCGTTGAGTCGCCAGTGTAAGTCACGACAATATAGGGTCGGGTGGGAACACTAGGATTAGAAACAGCGTAACCTCTCAAATAGGTCACCTGCAAGGACACAAACGACGGAGCACTGTTAGC